GTCAGAATACACGGCTGTAAAACCATTAATGTTCTTGACGCCGTTTAAAGTCACCTTTGCATTAGTTTTTGCTAAATTGCTATCTATGCTATCTTTTACCTGCTTAAGGTACGCGCTGGATGGGACCTTATTTGTAGCTGTGGACTCCACCTGCACAATATCCGTCTTTGCTACATAATCCGCCAGTTTCAGCATAAGGGCATCATTAGTCACAGCTTTATTGATAATAAAATCCCCTACCTTATCAAGGAAGGTCTGCAAGATAGTTTTTTTATTCTTCGTCCCGTCAATGATTCCCGATGTGTCTATAACGGTAATAGCATCAGCTGACGCCTCTGTGAATCCCTTGGCCATATACCGCCAGTTTGCACCGTCTGCCGGCGTGACTCCATGCAGGTTATCCTTTAACGCCACATAGGTACTACCCTCATGGTACACCGTATTGTACTTATTATACGTGGCATCCGCGCTGTATACCCCCTTGTCTGCGTAGCCAACATTTCCTAACTTTGTATATCCTTCTGGTGCTGCCATAATATCCTCCTTATGCTACGATTTTCCAGTACAGTATCGCGTCAGCCACAACAAAATCAACTCCGGCCCCGCCTTTTTGATAAAGAGCTCCGGTCTCTATATCCAGATAAAAGTCAGGAGCTGTAATCTGCGAATACTGACTAGCCCTGTCAGCTTCATCCTTTGCCCTGTCAGCCTGGGTCTTAGATTGCTGGCTGTGATACTCGCTGTTATTTGTATCCTCCCCTGGCCTTGTTCCGGTTCCTCCATGGGCCCAACTTTCTGACAGCAGGGCAGATTCGTCTGCTTCTTCTTTTGCGGTCTCTGCCAGCTGCCGCTGCTCCGTGGTTTCCGCCAACTTCGTATCTGCATACTGCTTATATTCCTCTGTAATCTCATTGGCATGGTCAACGGCGCCCTGCGCTTCCTGCCGGACCAACTGGACATCCTTGGCCGCCTGGTCAACAGTTTCACCTTTCTCAACCAGATAATCCACGGCGCCGTTCATCTGGTTTTGCAGCTCTGTCAATGCCTCCACATTAGCAGACCTGACCTGCCGTCCATATCTGGCATTCTTCCAGTCCTGTATCTGCTGATTTATGTCAATATGTACAGGTTGTGCTGCCATAACAATCACCTTCCTTTCGGCATACAAAAAGAGCGAGGCATTGTCCCCGCTCTCGTCAATCCATATCAAATCCTATTCATGGCTGGTGCAGTCTGGAATGTACTGTGTTTCCAGATAGGTAATAAACTCAGGGTCCGTACAAGTCACCAGTCCGTCTGCAGCAGTCTTATGACCGTTCCAATAATCATATCCTTCAACCAGCTCTCCGTACCCATTAAAGGCATACAACACACCATCAATCTTAGTGACATCCACCGGAATGGTATAATCATCAAACTGGAAGGACCAGATTCCATCTTCTGACTGGCTCCATTTACCGGAATAAGTCTCGCGTTTCCCTCCGTCGTCCTTTATGCCGTGGCCTCCGCCAATCATGCCATAATTAAATTTATCCAATAAGTATTCTCTCGTTTCATCAGCTCTTTTTCCAGGCTGAAAACGTGCCACAACCTCGTCATCTAACCAAGTCCACACATAATCAAGTGTTCTATCATCGTGTCTGGTTTCTGTTGCAGGATTAGGTATATAAATCTCCGGCCATCCTTGCCCACTATTTACCATCGCAAATGCGTTAAAAGAAAGACATAGGGATAATAAAACGGTTACACATATTCCTATTTTTTTCATGATACATACCTCCTTTATAATCGTATTATATCCTAATCTTCCTTTTAATACAACCCTCCCTCCTATAGCTTATTTTCAAGTATTGCGATTCTGTTCCAAAGTTCTATAATATTTTTGGATACAGAATCCCATTGACCACCATATTCATTAGACAAATCATTTAAGGATATATCTTTTGTGTTTATTCCACCATAAGCCAAACGTGTTCTTAGGCCATTATATTTCAATTCGATAGCCGGCCCAGCCATTCCAGGAAATGCAGGAGTAAAAATCTCAATCGTATTGTCCCTGCTATAAAATGCTCCAGACCCATTACTGGATACACCAAAATCACCAAGGTATGTGAAGTTTGGAGTAATCCAGGTACTACCAATCATTATCTGACCGGAGTTGATTGCCACGGCTCCATCATCATCCACATAAAAAGTCCCGTTTCCTATGTCAATCGTACCGCTAATGATATCAGAACCAATTATGGTGCTGCCTTGAATCACTCCCAGCAGGACGTGCAGTCCTGTATTGTCCCAGCTTCCAATCTCGTTACCGTTGGCGTTTTTGACCACAATCTTTCCATCTTTGGCAAGGCCATACCCGCCTACCTCCAGGATTCCGCCACGAATGCGGTCCGCCAGCATCTGGCCGGCAGTGATGAAATCAGCCAACAGGTTCCCGTCGATGGTCCAGGCGTTACGATAAGGTCCGTTGATGCCACTGGTGGAGAATCCGATGCCATTCTGGTTTATCTGGATGATATTTGTTGCGGTCTCTTTATCCGGTGTATTCATAACCAGGATACGCCAGGGATGCATTTTCTTACCTGTAACCGGGTCTTGACTATCAAGGACCACATAACCTCCCAGCCCTCCTGTGATAAGATTTGTTGCATTGGCAATCTTCCGGGCCAGTTCTTCATATGTTTTTGCCTCGGACTCCTGTACGGCTTTTGAAATACTTACCTGCTTATTCACGGTGGCGCCTGTAAAGCTGCTCACTGTGGTCCCAAGGGATATGCTGCCCTTTGCCGGGTCATCCAGGTACATGTCAAGCTGAGCCAGTAACAGGTCCTTGCTGACTCCGTGAGGCTTGCTGATAGCCGTTGTGTAATATCCGACCCGGAAGCGCCGGATGTCTACCCCAGTATAGTTCAGGTCTACGGCTGATACCTTAAGCGTATCCGGTATCCCAGACACCTCCTTCAGGTATTCTTTGGCCTTTTCCAGGAGCCTTGCGGGGTCTGTGATGTCTGGCCATTGGAACGTCCCCCATATCTTCCCGTATTCATCCAGCACGGCCTGCTCCGCTGTGATATAATCCTTCCCGTCATTAACCGATGTAATATCGACCGTGCCTGTCTGCGTCTCCCCAAGCTCGTCTTGGTATTCCACATCCCCTCCGTAGGGTATCATACATGTTACCACATTAGTAGCATCCTGATACTTTGTTAGGTCCAGGAGATTGACGCCAAAACGTATCTGCTGTTCATTCTTACCGCCATAGTCGTAGGTGTAATTAAGATACTTCTTGCCGTCCCTGTATTCAACCCATATGTATCCACCATGGACGTCTATCAGCTGCGCTTTCAGCGTGTTCCAGGTATTGTCAATCTTAGCGGACTCCCGCTTAAGTTCATTGTTTTCATCGGCCACATTCACCCGGCCAAGGACAAACTGTTTCCGCTCCTCCACCTGCCCATTATGATTTTCTACCATCTGGGCGAGGAAATCATGGATGTTTCCACTCAAAGAAAAGGGGCGCTGTGCGCTGTCAATGAGATAGGCCAGGCTTCCCTCGCATACCACATCTTTTGTATTATGAAAATCCGACTCATCCGACAGCACGCGTCCCTCATATATCAATATCCCATCCTCCATTACCTGGATGGATGACTTCATCTTCTTTAAGGTGTTGGAATACATATGACTGGAAGGAATGCGGAATGTAAGAGCTCCTGTCTTGTTGAGGGTAAGGGTAAGACGAGGCTCAATCACTCGCAGGTTCCTGTCCCGCTGGTCATGCAGGCAGTACGTTCTGCCGTCAATCACATTGTTGATTTTATACATTACAGGCTTCCTCCCCTGTAGCTTACAGTCACGATACCATGTCCCGTGAATGTCATCACATGCTCTCCATCCTTTATCTCAATATCCGGCAGATAGTTTTCTCCCGCTTTCAGGTCAAACCTTTCACCCTCGAATTCCACCTGCATATCGGATGATACTGTAATTCTTGGCACCACCGGCATGGGTGAGCCTATAACAGTAAGCACAAGCGTCCCGTCCACGTTTTGGTTCCCATATTCCTTTATTACTCCTTCCTCAAAATCGAATGGGTCCCACAACCAGTCCTCATCCGTGGCCGTAAGCTCATATTTATATGGGTCACATTCAAATTTCAGTGTCACCAGGCTGAATGCCCGGTTCTTCTTTTCATATTCACAGGTCCCGCGCCCCAGGTAATAAAACCCATTGTCCCAGTCCAGAACAATCTTCCGTTTCTTTCCATGCAGGTAGTTACTGAGCTGGCTCATACGTCCAGCCCAGTCATAATAGCTCCGGTCCTCTATGTCACATTCAATCGTAATCTTGCGGTCCTCATACCGGGTGCCGAAGTAATCCGTCATATCAAGGTAGCCATCCGCTCCCGGTATGTCAATCTTACTCTCCTTTACCGATGGGAACCCTATATTGATGGACTTAATCCGAAGGCCAAAATCATCATAGGTATGCTTCTCCTCATCAAAGGTGATTCCTAAATATTTCATTCCATATCCCTTCCTTCCATCCTTCCACGGTTCCCCAGGTTGTCATTCACAGGTTCAGACACAATGCTTCCCACATTCTTCCCGTCCATATTGACGGATACACCGTCCATAGCATTTGCCATTTCCTGTCCCATCCTGCGGTAATCCACAGCATATCCCGGACCGTATCCTTCATTCCCATAGGTGCTCGCGGGGAGGCTGGATGTACCAGTCACAGCTCCAACACCAGCCAGTGCTGCATTGATGCCTCCATTCCCCATCATGGCGCCTGCGGCCGCCTGCATTGCATTGGCAACCACGGCCTGTACCGCTGCCTGCAGCTGGCCGGACATGGACCGGATGCCCTCTATCATACTGATGATGGACTGTTTCCCCACATCCGACATACTGGACGGAAGCGTATCCACGGAGCCGAGTACATTCCGGGCAATAGCCTTGAACTGTTCCAGGTTCTCGGTGGAGCCGGATGCGTCCTTGATGGATCCTGCCATAGCAGAAACAAGAGCCACCGCATTCTGAGCCGCCGTCAACTTCATAGTCTCCAATGGCTGGTTGAGAGCCACACCAAGCTCTGTCATGGAAGATACATATTCCTGCTGGTATTTTGCCAGTTCTGCCGATGTCTCCCGCTGCATCTGTGCAATCTGCTTGGATATCTCCCCACGCATTGGCTCCATTTCTGCCACCGCTTCCTGGCGTGCAATGCGATTTTTAGCTTTGAACAGGCTCACATATTCATCCAGCTGGTCGTCACTCATTTCCGTCATAAGCTGGATTTCAGCTGCTGCTTTTGGTCCAAGCTCCTGCAATTCCTCCAGAAGGTCGTCGCCAATCCCACGGCGTTCCAGGTCCCTCAGATTCTTGCGCCACTGCTTCAACCCGTCCACCTGTGATTGCAAGTTATTAAGCAGGTCATCCGCTGTCAGGTCCGTACTGGAATCAAATGCATCGAACAACCCATACGCTGACTTAATCTGGTCTGCCCGCTGGTTGACGGCATCCTTGTACTGGTTATTGAGGTCCTTAATTCTATCGTTAAGGTCCTTGTACGCATTCGCAACCTTGTCCGTATAGTTTTCTTCCGCTTCCAGCATCCTGTCATTCAGGTCTTTCTTGGCAGACAGGTATTCCTTATCGGCGTCAATCCTGGCCTGTGTGCCTTCTTTTGTCTGTTTGCGTACCTCGTCCCAGTATCCGGCCTCATCCGCAAGGGTAAGTCGGTTATAAACCTTATGGTTTTCCAGCTTCTTCTTGGCTGCTTCCAGCGTGGCCTGTGCAACTTCCTCCGCGCTCTTCTTGGCATATTTCTTATTGGACCGGATTCCCTCAGCGATACCAAGGGATATATTGCGTCCAACCTCGTCCCGAAACACACGCGATGGAGAATGGATGCCTAACAGGCTCTTAAGACCATCCAGGGCCGCCTCACCCACACTCTTAGCAGCGTCAATGATGGTCCCAATGGAGTTTTTAAGGCCATTTGCAATTCCGTTTACGATGTCTTTACCAATCTGTATCCAGTCAAATTCTAAAAACTTAGCTTTGACACTGGTAAATACCTGCGGCAGTTTTCCGACCAGCTCCGGGATGGCCTGTATGATTCCGGCTGCAAGTTCGCCCAGTAATTCTATTCCCTTCTGCAGGATTTCCGGGAGGTGGCTTGCAATTGTGGCGATTATCTGTATCAGTGCCTCGGCGGCGGCACCGATAACGGCTGGGAGATTTGACAGGATGCCCTGAGCCAGCTGTCCAATGAGCTTGATTCCTGTCTCCAGGATTTGCGGCAGGATTCCAAGAATTACATTATATAACTTGCTTATGATATTTCCGGCATTCGTTATCAGTGATGGGGCCTTGCTTAATAACCCTTGTGTAAACTGATTAATTGCATTGGCGCCCTGTTGCAGCAACTGCGGCAGCCTTGTGCTGATTACGGATGTAAACTGATTGAACAGATTTGCAGCCTGCGTCTGCAGCGTTGGCGCATTGTTCAACAATCCCTGGACAATGCCCTCAATAATAGACCATCCAAGCGACAACAGGGATGGGACCAACATGATGATGCCCTGAACGATGGCAATAAGCAGGGAACCTCCCGCCTCCAACAATTGGGGCATATCTTCATTTAGGCCCTGTATCAACGTATCAACAAAGGATACGGCAAGTTCAATAAAGGCAGGCAGCTGCTCAACAAGTCCTGTCGCGATATCCGTCACAAGACCTGCGCCCATTTGAATAAATTGGTCTGCACTGCCTTCAAATTCCTGCCACAGTTCCTCGACCACCATCGGCACTGTTTCTGCTAGCCTTGGGATAATTTCTCCCAGGTTCTTCCCTACATTTCGGGCGACTGTGGCAACCGCGTCCGCCAGCTCTTTAGCAGTTCCAGAACCATTCAAAAAGTTGTCAAAGGCTGCCTTTGCGGCGTTCATGGACCCTTCGATGGTAGTAGAGGCTTCCTTGGCCGTTGTGCCGGTTATATCAAGCTCACCCTGGATTACATGAATGGCAGAGTATACGTCATTCAGATTGCTGATGTCATATTTCACGCCAGATATTTTGGTGGCATCCGCAAGGAGGCGGTTCATTTCCTCCTTTGTTCCGCCATAACCCAGTTTCAGATTATCCAGCATCGTATAATTCTGCTTTGCGAATCCCTGATATGCATTTTGGATGGACGTCATGTCTGTACCCATCTTATTGGCGTTATCAGACATGTCCACCATTGCCATATCGGCTATCTTTGCCGCTTCTGCCGTGTCCCCGGCCACGCTCTGTAATAGTGATGCGGAAAAACTGGTGACACTTTGCATGTACTCATTGGCTGACAACCCCGCAGTCTTATAGGCATTGTTTGCATTCTCTATGACTGTCTTGGCATTTTCCTTGAAAAGCGTTTCCACGCCGCCCACATTCTGTTCCAGGCTGGCTACAGAACCTAATGCAGCCTTCGACATACCGGCAAAAGCAGCAGTGATTCCAGCGACTGAGGCTCCCAGGACCGCCAGTCCCCCCTTGGCTATCCCGCCAAGTTTGCTGATACCGCTTGAAAATCCCTTTTCGTCAACCCTTGTATCAAAATTCAGATGGCCGTCGGCCTCAAATAATTGTAAGTCAAAATGAGCCATACTACTCCTTTCGCAGTAGCACGGCTCATTGGCTCACAGATGCTAAATCCTTATTTCAAATTCCTTTCTGCACTCCTTACATTTCACATATACCCCATTGCTATGGGCTGTGTTGTCGTATAACACCGCATTTTTCCCACAATGAGGGCATCGGTACCACTTGCGCAGCAATGGAGGCTTTTCAATCTTTTTCATCATCCAAACATATCCCCTATCTCATAATCAGATGGAGCTGGCTGCGGGATGGCAATGGCCCTCTGTATCCGCTGTATCCGCTGGCGTTCCTTCACATCCTTGATATCAGCTGTGTTTGTGTTCCGGTACATTACCCGCTGCTTAAACTCTGTACCAGACGACAGGCCATCCAAAAGGATGCGAAACTTCCACCAGTGCATGTCTGTTTCCGTGAGGTCAATCTTATAGTCCTGCCGGAACCCCGATATGATGTATTTTGCATCGAACGCAAAATCATACAGCGGCTTTGGTATCACCGGCTCTAATTCCTCATCTGCGCCCTCTGGTTCACCACCCGTCTCTATCGTGCACTCATCCATACGAAAAAAACTCATAAGTGGCTCATGGGCATCCCCCCATTGCCAGTGTGGTATGTTTTCCAGATACATCTCCATCATGAGAGTCATCTTCTCATCCTGGCTGAGTCCGTCACATCTTATCATATCAATGAACCGCAGCCAGTCCTTGAAATCAGTCACAATTTCGCGTTCCACGCCATACAGATTGACCGATTCAGGATAGGCTTCATAAAGCAAGTTCATGCTCATGCACGCTGTCCCCCATTCCAGTTCTTATTCCTCTGTTGGTTGTTCCGTCGCTGCTGGCGGTTTTGCCGTGGGGCATATCGGCTCATCAGCTGCCCTCTCTGCTGGACAGCCTCCTCATTGCAACGCATACAGGCTCCCATAAAAGCAGCGTAGGCCAGGTCGCACATACCTGCATTCATCTTTCCATCAAATAATCTCTTTGCTGTCCCGGTACCATATATGTCATCAAACAGGTTATGAAAGAGGCCACAGTATCCGCGTATCAGTTCACTGTTGCTTCCGGCCTTCTGCACCTTCTTTTCATCCTGCCCCATCCGTTCAAATGCCTTTTCATACTTTTCAGCAAAATCAGCGTCCTGCAGGTCTACCTCAAACTCAATGTTGTTATAACTCCACTTCTGGCTCATAGGCTCACTCCTTTATTCTTATGTTCCCGGTGCAGGATCCGGTGCACTGCCCTCGGTAAATGTCACTGTCTGCCATTTATCAGCGGATGTCGCTGTACCCAGCACGGCCTCTCCTGCGGCGCGGAAGTTTCCGGAATAAATCAAGGCATCCGTTCCGTCGCCGGTTGTATCCGGTATAACGCTGTAAGCACGTTTCCGTGCTACTTTTGCGTCCCCATCTGTAAACAGGTCCACCGTTACGATTTCCACGGTCGCATCGGAACCAGTGTACTCGTTGTCCGTGATTTCGGCCAGCTTCTCATGTACTGAGTATGGGCTGTGCCGGTCAAAACTGTACCCTATCTGGGTCGCATAGCCCACCACGTCCGACCGTTCGGTGTCCTCATCCACATACTGTCTGGAATACTCTTTTGCGCTCTTGGATTCCGACATGGACGAGAACCCCTGCATTCTTATAAATTTAGGTTCTGCGGTTGTCCCCACATTCAGGAACGAAACCCGCTTGGAACGCTTAATCAGCTTACCATCGTTTAGCTTATCTGCATTTGCCATATAATCATCTCCTTATTCGTACAATAACCTGAGCTGTACCTGATACTTTGCCAGGTCCGCATCAGACCCAAACAGGTAATAGCTCGACATCAACGTGTTTGATATCACCTGACGTCCCTCCAGCATAGGCAGGATACCTTCATCATCCTGTCTTTCTACCCAGTCAGCCAGATTCTGATAAAAAAATGAATTGTCTATCATGGTCCGGGCATCCCCGTCATAGGCCTCTTTGGAGGTAAAAGAGTATTGGAACTGGTATATCTTTCCTCCATCAACATACTCCTTATAAACAGGTTCTGCCGGGATTGGGTCGAGGCTGTATGACCGGCTGTCTGGCAGGTAATCAATATTAAACTCTCCATCCCTTAGGTATGGGCAGCTCATGAAATATTGTCTCAGAGCTGCAATCACTGACTCATTATTTATTGTTTGCTGCAATCCTGTTTGCTCCCTTCTGTATGGTTTCTGCCTTGGATGTTTTCATCCTCTCAAACCACAATCGTCCCCGGTTCCCACCATCCCCTTTGCCTTCATAGTACTGTTTCCTTGCATAAGGGGCCAGGTACTCAATCTTTCCACTCCCGATAACCGTTCCTAGGGTTGCGGACTTTATCATGTATCCTGTGAGCCTCGATGTAAGCGGGTCCATATACCGTAGGCACTCGGAATCAACAAAGGCCTGCGCGTTGGAAAAAGCCTCTGACTTTTCCCTTGCAAAACCAGGATTCCACTCCAGTCGGGCGGTGACGGTTCCGCCTTTCCCCTTTGTCTGGTACACACTTCCCCGCGGGGTCGTGATTTGGAATACGCGTTTCTGTGCCATCACACACCTCCCACACGCCAATGTTTCAGACCACCCTGACGGTTATCTGACCATGATGTAACCTTAAAAGCAATCCGGCTCTCTTTCTGCAGGTCTGCCGGCTTTTCAATATCTGGCCCAATTCCCCTGACAATGTAATCATCGTTTTTCAGTGTCCATGTTCCATCGGCCCCTGCATATTCATCTGGTGGCACATATCGACTGCCGCCAAAATCAGCATAAACCGGTATCCTCACCTTGTATGCATCAGCAGAAGCAAGTCCACCGTCAGTCAGGCTGACCTTATTGTCCACATAGAACCATACCCCCTTTATCATGGTATGGTGCCAGACCCGCATCCGGCTTTCAGGGTCAAGGAAGGAGTTATAAACTGTTATGTCTGCATTCGTGAGCATGTCCGCACCCCACTTTCCGCCTCAGCCAGCCAGTAGGTAATAGATACATATACACAGCATCGTAGGCCTTCCGTCTGACCGCTTCTTCCACCGTCTGACCGTCTGTTTGTTCCATCACATAAGATACGGAATAGCCGTCATTGTTCTCGGATCGGACTGGTCCTGCCTTTCCTTCCGCCATTCTCTGGTCCTGCTCCTGTTCTGCCATATAATACACGTCTGCTGCTGCGCATACTGCATCCTTTACCATGTCATTTGGTATGGCAAATATGTCACCATTCAGATGGGTAAGGTATCGGATGTACGCTTCTGCCCTGCGCTCAGATGCCGGGAAGGCATCTTCCGGCATTTTCCCACCATGCTCAATCTGATAATATTTGTAATCCACATACATCCGTGACCACCCTCCTTATTCTGTTGGTGTTCCAGCCTTCAAGATAGCAAATGGGCATCTTTTGGTCTTATCCGTTTTCATGGAGTTAATCGGATTAGGGATTTCCCATCCAAGTCTCATGACTGCCCTTAACGCCACCATGTCATTCTGCATCAGGTTGTACGCAATGGAGCCGTCTGTATTCTGAACAACGCCCTCCGTGAACAGCTTAAAGGTGATGTCCTGACGGATTGCATATACCAACTGGCTGAAATCACCAGATATCATCAACGCCTTTGATTTGTCAAAGGCGCCGTTGTTGGGGAAGTTCATCGGGCTGCCATCCAGTGAATAAGTGGTTCCGTTCTGCATGTCGCTCTTAAATATCGGGTTCCCCGTCGTATCCTTCAGGCCTCTCAGTTTAGCGCGCATGGAGATATCAGCCATGTGTCCGTTGACGAAATACCCGGATTCCTCAATCTTGGCAATAATGCCTTCCTCCGCCATAATTTTATCATACAGGTCATCCCCGGTTGCAAGCGTCACGACGGAACCGGCCTTAGTGGCAGTCGTCACAACACCGTCCCTCCATGTGGATGGCTTATCCAAGTCAAACAGAACCGCACCGTCAATCACCTTGCCGAAGGCCTCAATTACCCTCGGCTTGACCTCTCCCCAGATGTCATAGTCAGAATCATCCAGGACGGCCTCAGGGATTGGTACAATAACCGCAATCTCCTCCGCTGTGATAAACTTCTTATCCCAGGCCTGCTTCGTGGTCTTTTTCGCCCCGGTATCCCCGTTGACAAAGTAGGCAATCGGGAGCATGTCAAGCACCGGCATCTTATACGTCTTGCTGGACATGTTCGGCAGTTTCCTTCCTCTCTGCAGGACTGCGGACTGTGTCACCACACCCTGGATAATCTCCCGCGCATTCTCCTCAGGTATGAGTGATGCCGCGCCAGTCCTGTCAATAATCTGCGCGTCGCCTTCAAAAAGCTGTATATCAAATTTTCTATGTCTCATAGTTCCTCCTTATCTTCTTGCTGCCATGCGAATGGCGTTGTTGATAGAATCGTTCGTGTTCTGGGCGCTCCCCACTCCACCCGCCTGTGCGGAAGTCGTTACGCGGTAACCGCCCTGACTTGTGAAACGTGGGTTATCTTTCAGAAATTTCTCAGCTGCCTTTGTGAAGTCTGTTTTATCATCCACCAGCTTACCAACCTTGAACAGCACATAGTCCAGGTCATCCGGCTTTACTCCCTTATCCCGCAGCAGGTTGGAATTCTTCACCTGTTCCAGTTCCTTTAATGCATTGTCCCTTTCCTGCTCAATAGCGGACAGATTTGGTTTCTGCTTCTCCTTGTTTGTCTTATAATCAGCAAGGGCCGCCTTGACCTCATCCTCGGTCATACCCTGCTGCTGGAAATAAGATTTAAGGGCTGCCTGCTCCGCACGATGCGCCCTTGCATTGGCTATCTCCTCCGCCTGCTCAAAACTATAGGTTCCCTTGTTTCCCTCATCACCGGCATTATTCCCCTGGTTTCCCTCAGAGCCGCTTCCGCCGCCGTCCTCGAAAAGCTGTAAATCAAATAATCTCTTTCTCATGTTTAACCTCCGTTTTTAGTGCGTGAACTGTTCCGATGCTTTTTTGTCATCACGTTTTGGACATAATAAAAGCACCCCTTATGAGATGCTATATAAATCGTATACAATTATATTGCGCATTGATATGGCACAATCCCAAGAACCATGTATCAATCAATGCCTTGCCTGTATCATTCAGCTTTTGCCATTTAACTGATACATTGCCGCTTTCCACGGTCTCAGTCAGCCGGATACCCGCTATCTCCCGCAGGCCCTCAATCATAGTCAACGTGATGGACGATACGGCGGCACACACGATTGACTGGCCTCTCCGGCCATATCCGGCATGTCCTGATAATGACAGGCCATCTCGCCTTACCTTTACTTCAATCACCTGGCAGTCCTCCTTCCTGGCGCAACCCTTCCTTGCAAATCATAATAGATTCTTTCCCGTTGTTCCTGTAATCCCATCCGCTCACAAAACGCCTTGTATTCATCCAGTTGGGCCTGGTACTTGCAACGCGCCAGCATGATATCATCCTGAGATGCGCCGGCCTGCTGTAATAGCTTTACTTTCTGGCGCTGTGCCCTCATGTTGGTTTCCAGATACCGCTGACGCTGCGTGGCTTCATAAAGAGTATATTCTTTCCCTTTGAATACTTTTTGTCTATCCTCCTTGCGGTTCTGTTCTGCAAGCCACTTATCGCTAAACTGACGTTCAGATATACCTGGAATGAACGGATAATACTCATGGTAACAGTTTGCACCCTGCAGGCCGGTTACAGTCCCAAGACCACACACTGTCACCAGCTCCCGATAGCTCCAAACCTTTCCCTGCCATGTCCGATGGGACGGCCTTGCACCAGCGTGCCAGTCAATCTCAAAATACTCCGTGTGGAGCTTCTGTGCATTCGTTTGTGATATATGGCCAGTCAGCTGTGATAATCCTGTCATGATGGCCCTGCGTGCTGCCACGTCACACCGGCTGGAATATCCGCTGGCATAATCCACAGTGCGCAGTCCTGAGTTAGTCATCTGGCCTACCACACGGCGGATAACCGTATTGTAATCAAAGGCGCCGGAAGTAATTTCCACAATGGCATTATCCAGATACTGATTATAGTAATCCGATAACGGGGAAAATACCTTCCTGCCTCCGCCCATATCCACCATGAATCCCATGGACCGGGTGATGTTATACAGTTCATCATTGGACTGCTGTATGAGGCCATTCACAAGCTGCTGTAGCTGCTCATTCTGTTCATATGGGATAAATTCCTCATTGACCTGCTCATAAAGCTCTCTTGACCGGGTGTATTGCTTCTCAACCACTTCGTCGTAGAGTTTAAATGTCTCTGGGTAGTCATCACCCACAGCGCTCTTAACAATGTCCTCTATGTCTTTGGTGCTGTTTCCAAGGATATAATACCGGTTCAACTGGTAATCTGCGGAAGAGGTTATCTGTCCTGTTTTCTTAATCCGCCGCACCACGTCCTCCATGATACGGTTCTCCAGGTTACGAAACTTCCGTTCCACGCCTACCGTCATGTGGCTCTCATAAGACCGGTTCATTTTATGGTATCACCCCTGTCTGCTCCGGTATCCTGGCGGCAGCCTTCTCCTCCGTCTCTCCGTACCACTTCGCGCGGTATTCTGAGAGGGACATTACCCCCATGGACACATCCTTCCTGTCCTCATTGCGCTCTGTCTGTTTATCCTCAATGATGGAATCATCAAAGTCAATCGTGATATCCGTATCCTCATTAAGCCCTGCCACCCTTGATGCAATCCCCAGGCGGATAATAATGCGGATAAGCTCTTTCAATACCTCATCCAGTATAAGCTCATGCTTCTGGACGGACCGGTACATGTCACTGTTCTCGGATATGACCTGCGTCGCGGTCTGGGCACTCCCATTTACAAAACGGTATCGTTGAGTACCGAAACCGCATTTAACGGACAGGTAATTAAGGTCGTCGTCTATGGCCTTGCTATGGGCATCCACACGCAGTTCCATGTTGACTTCTTTAATGGCCTCGTTGGTGTCCTTAAGATAATCCTCCGGCAGCCGGTAAAATACTGTATCACTGGTATCAAATGTAGGATTCCCGTATTTATCGTCCAACAGCTCCGGGGCTACAAATATACGTTTCCGTCCCAGGTCAAACTCGTTTGCGTAAGAATCATAGGTCAGGTCAATCTTTCGCAGGGTGTCAACCGCATTGGCAAACAACGCAACCCCCATAGGATTACTGTCATCCTCGTCTGCATTATTGACAATGTTCAGACGGTCAACCACGAACTGTGGTTTATCAGAACCCGTCTCAATCCGTTCAGCGAGGCCAGAAAACACCGGGAGCTGTGACCATTCATCTTTTGTAAGCTCCTTTCCTGCTCCGGTCGTGCACTCCACCACAGTATTCTCAATCACATAAAAGCCATCTTCCAAACGATGGAATTGAATCTGTGCGTATTTCTTTCTCCGGCAGGTCTTTGGGAATACAAAAGCACACTCCATCACTTTCCCATTCTCCCAGGATAACGGAAAGATGTTCGGTGCCTCCAGATAGTTAATTTTCACTATACCATTCAGGATGTTCCCCTGGTCATCCACCTCCGCGTCAGCCAGATAGGGCACATACGCAACCGTTCCTTTGGCCGCCTTGCGTTCCTGGTATTCATTCCCCTTGGTCATGAAATTATTCTGTCTCAGGACATCCTGCACAAAAGCATCTGTCGTAGCATCCCCTATGGTAATCTTGACACGCTCATTCAGCAGCAGGTCAGCCATGTCCTCACATACCTTCTTTGCCATTCCCAGGCTGTGCCGCCGGCATCTCGTCCAGGTCCCCTGCCCTCCATATACGCGGTAGAAATGAAACTTTCTAACATTACTCCGGTACCAGCTGTCCCATTCCGCAATCTTGCGATAGAATGAGGCGTCAACCGTATCAATATCTTTTTTCTTGAAATACTCAAATATATTCATCCTCATCCTCCTCGTCCAATGGGTTCCTAACTGTTTCATCGTACTCTTTTGCTGGTAAATAGGGTTTTAATTTACTCCACATTCCCATGACCAGATAACGTATAGCGTCCATACAATGGTCGTCCACTTTAACAGGTTCTTCCTTCCCGCGTTCGATTGACTTCTTGTCATACTCATAGGTCCCGAATTCATCAATTGCATTCTGCTGCCGTGGCGATACGGTCAACATGTCAAACACCAGGAGCAGCTGTACGCGGGAAATACCAGGTTTTACATCGTTTTCCGCCTTCCGCGTCAATATAGTGTAATCGCAGTCACGGGCCTCCCTTTTGATTTCCTCGGCCAGTCCCGTTGCTGATGGGTCCAGGTATAAATAAAAATAACTGCAGGCATACGTCTCATGCAGTTGGTCCGTGAACGTAATGAAATCCTTTGCGTATACGGAAGGGCTTTTTTGTTTTCCCGATTCCCGGCCGGAATGGAAATACTCATCCAGACCTGTAAGCCTGTGCTCATATTCATCCAGGCCAAATGCCTGGAAGGTGGTGGCATTCTGCTGCCCGTAGTCGCCACCAATACCAATAACCCTGTAATGACCTTTTTCTGGTTTGACCTTATGTCGGTCGGAGAACATGTAATAGATAACCTCATCCACACCTATGCTCTGTCCCAGCCAGACCCAGCGATACTGTTTTTCGTCGGCCTGGCGCATGACCTCAGCGGAATCAATCAGGTCCTGTCCCAGCCAATCCGGCGGTACATCCCTGTAATCTGTGTGTATATGAATGCAGTCATCACGCTGCTCCATCTTGCGGCACCACTTATTGATGGGTGCATTCGGATTCTTCGGAGGGTTATACAAGTATATCATCTGGAAACCACCTTGATTCCCGCGGATAAAGGTCGCCTCAATGTTTGCCAACTCGTCCTCACCTTCTCCGTCATCAAAAAACTCGGTCAACTCGTCCAAGATGACCAGCTTGATGGGCTTATCCTCGTCTATGATACCCTTTGTATCGTCAATGCCATCGGAGCCGGCGAAGTACATCGTGGTACCATACTTTTTATAGGTTATCTCCATAGGGGACTTCCCAATCTTGAATGCGCTCTTTTTGACACCCAGGCGATTGATACCCCTCAGCATCTCTTTATACACCGTCTTACGCAGTTTGTTGTGATGCTTACGCAGGACAACCACGGAGCCGTTCTTATCACTGATTAGCTGATAGTCAGCCCGGACAGCTGCATAGCTGGACTTCGTGCCGGCGCGCCCGGATGTGAGTATGATGTGCTTATGCCTTGTATCGTTAAAAATCGGTAGGTATTTCGGTATCACTATCTCCGATATCCTGACCTGCTTCTTTTGGCGCATCGTTCACTACCTCCACACCGTCATCTTCATCCGGGGATGTCTCCCTGCGCATCCGCTCTGTGTCAGCCTTTAGCTGCTCCATCCGTATCTTCTGTTCCTCCAGGTCTGTCTCAGATTTGGAAGTCTGTCCCAACACGTCCTTGATGGCCATGAAAGCCTTCACATCCCCGCGCATGGCCTTTTCTATCATAGCCATAGTAATTATCTCCTCGTAGGTGCTTTCGCCCCCATCAGCACGTAATATATCAGACAGGCCTTCAACCTCAACTTTCATAGTCAAAAGCCGATTCATTGTATCTCTCATGGCGGCCTTTCGCCTCCGGGCCTCACCGGATGCCTTACCGCCTTTTCTGCCATTCTCTCGGGCTTCGCTCGGGCTTAAACGTATTAGGTTTTCATTGTTTGCCATCACCTCACCTTCCTATCTGGCTGTTTTAAGTATAGAAAAAGAGACAGCCTGAGCTATCCCTTCCGTTCGTTTTCAATCTTGTGCTTTTCAGCTTCTATCATTACTGCATATGCAAAATCTTTAATAAATGATACAGCCGTTGCTATATGCATTCTTTCATACACATAGCGCCAGTATTCAAACACCTCACGAATATCATTCAATGACTTCTCAAATTCAATATCGGACTTGTCGATATCTTTTAATCTGTAGCAAGCACTTTTTATGTTATCTTTTATCTCATCATCATTAATCAACGAATACAATTTATATAAATCATGTGTGGGCTTAAACTGTACCCTTGTGGATACCAACAGACTTTTTAAAAACAATTCGGCCGCAAAAGAAAGATTTACTATATACGGTGCTATGAGGTTCCCCATCTCCCCTTGGTATTCAAACTGCATATGGCGTATTTTTTCTGCCGTTTTTAGAAAACAATATCCCTCATAAAAAATATTCTCTGAATCGTTTGAATACAATTTTTTATGTTCATTTTTATTACATGTGAATACCGTCCCCTCTTCCATGGTTATCACCATCCTCACTTTTCTTTCTATCTTACCATAAAATCAAACAGGGGGAAAGTCTCTTCATGTTTACCAGAACCTTTTTAGGAGGCCCCGGACGCCCTAAGTTTCAGGCGCCGGGAATTGGGTATATAAAAGGCACCCATTGCTGGATGCCTAAATGCTTACACTTTTCTCATTTTAAATTATATCACATATCAGCGTGACAAACGTGACAATTTTACTTGACGCGCATAAATCTGGAAAATTTTTGTTTACAAGCCTCAGCAGTATACCCCTCTCCCATTGCTTCGGCTACTTCATCCCAGTTTTTTCTGTCAATACAGTAAAATTCTGTAATACGTCTTAATTCGCTATCATCAATGCTGTAAATATATTCTTCCGCATCGGCAACCATCATTTCAATCCTGGATACATGAAGCTCCTTTTTTGCTTTCCTCTCCCTAAGCCTGGCACGTTTCCGATTGATGGCCGAATGGTCGTTCTCTCCACGAATCACACAGGTTCCGAGTGGTTTCTTTCCTCGTTTTCCTTTTGTCACAACATCTGTAACTTCTCTATCAAGCGGCCGCATAGACCTAATTTCTGCTTCTAAATTCCGTATTCTACGCTCTTCATCTTCTGCCTCTTTTATCATACTTGCATATTGTTTTAATATGCTCTTATCTGCCATTCTTAAAACCTCCTTACCCCGCGCACTTGCCATGTACAGCCTGTGTCTCCTCTGGGTCCTCAATGATATAACACTCCATGGTTGTATTGACATTGCTGTGTCCCAGGACCGCCGCTATGTCCTTAAGTGATGCCCCGTGCCGAGCCATGTATGTAGCCAGATACGCCCGGAACCTATGCGGATGCAGATTTAATCCCTCCAAGCGCGGGTCACTGGCTACTATCTCTTTGAGCATCTTGCGTATGGTGCAGGTGCACACCCTGCCATACAAACCACCAGTTTTCCTAAAATTAATAAACAGGGCCTCGCTGGTATCTGGCAGTGCCCGGCGCCACTCCAGGTATGCTTCCAGATGTACAATAGCGCGTGGAGTGAAGAACGCTGGCCGTTCCTTGCGTCCCTTACCGTAGATAATGCAGCGTTTCCGGCTGATGTCTATGTCACCAACATCTAATCCGACCAGCTCTGATATACGCATCCCTGTAGCCACCAATATCTCCACAATGGCTCTATCCCTGACGTGCCGGCAGCCACACCGGATGATTTCCACTTGCTCGTCCGATAGCACCCGCTTCACACGCTGCTCCTCTTTAATCTTATAGACTTTACCCATGGGATTCTTCTTGGGTTTCCGCATGAGGCAACCACCATCTTCCAGTAAATCCTCATTCATGAGCCATTTGTAAAATGACTGAAAGACGTGAATCTTATTGTTAAGGGTGTTATCCTTGTTGTGGTGCTCCGTCTGCTCCAGGCCAGATAGGCCCTGATGTCATTGCTTGTCACGTCCGCGTAGTTCTTCCGCAGGAATTGGAAAAGACATTTAAGTTCGCCACGGTAGCTCACGATAGTGGCATCTGTTCTCTTCTCCAATTTCAGGCACTGCAGGAACATCTCCACCACCCGAGGGGTATCATCCACATACTCTGCCGGCAACTGCCTCTCCTCCGACTCTGACAGGATGGTCTTGTTCATCAAATTCATGTACAGGGCCGCCTCGACCTCTTTCTGCCGTCTGAGCTCGTCCCACATCTCCATCTGAGTTACCAATGTGTTTAATACCTGCCGTATAAAAACATCTGTATTAATCGCTGTCTGCATATTATATCCTCCCTCATTTATTGTATTATTTTCCACTTGTTCACCATGCTTGAGTAAGCTATAATATACTCAAGCAATATCAGAGCGGTGGTAGCATCTTGGCAGGTGTCCACCGCTTATTTTCTTTCACGCACATATGTTCTTTTCTTTCGTTTTTATTTGCCGGGGTAATCCCCCGGCTTGTTTTATCTATACTCGTTTTACCACAATCGGTATCCTGCCCAAATCGTGCCCGCATCCCTTCAATACTTGCGTCACCCGGTTCCACTCATCGGCCAGTTCTGACTCCTTCCCATCCTCCACCCTCACAAAGGTATATCGCTTTTGGTACAGGATACCCACATCACTGTAATGCTCTATCTGCTGCCGGTGCCGGATGCCCAGCATTACCATCAGCTCCGCTGCTCTGTACCGGCCGTCGTATTGGCCACAATCATACAAGTCATAGTACACAGGTCTTGATGCCACGTACAATCACTCCCTTCGGTGGCTCCCGCAGCTCCGGAACCGGGCACAGGCTGGTGTATATGTAGGCCTGCGCCGTCCGGATGCGCTCCTTGATGGCCTCGTCGGCCTGGGCGGCCAGGGCCTTGCTGCGGTCGATGTGGCTGACCTTGGACTGCTTACTGCCTTTCTTTCTCATGCCAGCCTCCTAATCATCCGCATCAATCAATATCTCTTTCTCTAAATCTCCATCAGCATTCAGGATGTCCACCACAGTAGCCATAGCTATGGGCCTGTACTTTTTCTTTGGATACTGCTGGAACACTCCACCATCCGAGTTATAACCGTAGATATCATTATACTTGTTAGCAAGACGCTTATCCATCGGAATGGAACTGTTAGTCAGTTTCACCTTAACACCATCGGGGTATGTAAATATAATCTTCCACATGTTTTAATCTCCCTTCGTATCGAAAATGTCAGCAAATTGATTCCTTCCGCAATTCTTTCAATCTCTAACTTTCATTTGCTGCCCTCCTGTTCCAGGCCTCGATTACAAATTCGACTGCATTTCCAGTAGGGGCCTTTCCAATCCATCCATCTGTCAACGCCTGTGTGGATGCCTTACATGTACCGCAAATTACCTTTACTCCATTATTAACATATAGATATGCCTTCTCTCCGCAAAACGGACATGGCTTCAACTCTTCCATTAAGTACTCCCTTCGTATCGCAAATGTCAGTTTTGCGGATTATGCAAAGCCAATTCTGTTTCCTTGTAATGCCGCTGTTGTCCGTTACTATGCTCCACCCAATAGGTTCCATCTCCACATACCTCAACAACCACACCAGTAATATACTCGCTCGGATTTAAAAACCACCTAACGATATCTCCGTCTTTAAAATTGTTCATCTATGGCCTCCTAAATGTTAATATTGCTTATTTCAGTTTTCCTGTTTTAAAAGATTCTGAATCTCACGGATATGCCGCCGAATATCTCCGGTCTTTTTAGGTCCCAAGTCAACGCACATGTCGTCTACGGCTTCTTGAAGATTGGCAGCCATACTTGATAATTCATTTTCTGGATAATACTTTTTTATTGTAACGCTATCTGCTGAGGCATATATTTCCATAGGTGTTCCTTCGTTTATTCCTAACTTCCTCCTTATTTCCTTCGGCAGCACTATCCGCCCCAAATAGTCCACTCTACGTACAATTCCTGTTCCATTCATATTTTATATTCCTTTCTCCGGTTCTCCCGAAAATGTTAATTTTCCAATATTGGCAGCATAGGAGGCATATCTCCAGTCTGATATGCTACTTCAATCTGCGGGGCCATCCACTGTCCCACTGTCTGTCCATCGGGTAATACAATATGTGCCAGAAATTCATCATCGAAACAGCTCACACCACTTTCAATAGCTTCAAACTTTGCCTTAATTACCAACAGCAGCGCACGCCAGCGTTGACGTTCAATTTGTTCAGTATCTTTCTGCGTTTTTCCAGCTCGAACTGTCACGATAAAGCGAACCTGCCGACCAGCTGCCGTGAATCCAATCATTACTTTATCTCCTGAATATCCTGAAACAAATTGCTCAGCGCCATGTTTCCGAATCAGTTCTTCAATTTCCATCCTGCTCTTGCCGACAGGAACTGTTGTTTTTTCTGCATACGCCATACAGTACCTTCTTTCTTTGTAAAATCTTAATTTTTCAAACACTCCCATGTTCTCTGTTTCCAGTTGTATTTCCAGTTTATATCATCAAAACGATGATACTTTTTACATTTTACACACCATTGTACTTTCCTCATCTGGCACCTTCTTTTCTCAAATGTTTAATTTACTGGTTCCCAATACCAGTCAATCCGTTGCATGACAATTTCTTTAATATCCTCTTCTATTTCTTCGTCTGTCACCCCGTCCGGATATTCCAGCTCATCCTCTACATCAGTACCAGCGTATCCATAATTAGCTTTATATTTTACTTTTCTCATTTTTCATCTCCGTCAAAATCTTAATTGTCTGACTCACGACATTTTTTTATAATCTGTCTAAACTGCCGTACTGTCCATAAATCCCATCCGGCAATCCATTCCACCAGTCTGTTTTCCTCTTCCGTCAGCTCTATTCCTTCCAATGCCTTTTCTAATATTTTTAAATCCTCTTCTAACATACCTTTCCTCCACAAAATAACGATATAGTGGATGTGCGCCAGACCGGAACCCCTGGCCGTATGGTCCTCCATTATCTCTCCATAGGCACATCCGCTGCTGGTCTTACTGGTTGTGCATACACCAGAGCCACGCCAGCTATCTTTACGCAGTCTCGGTCCTGCGAATCAGGTACCGGTATGCGCTGCTGTGTTATAAGCATTACACGGGCATCTGGTATGGGCATAGGCTGCCAAGGTAACACCGGTCCACAAATTCCGCTGCCTCGCCGCTCTCCAGCGCTTTAATAGCCATCTCGTAAGCCTGTATCTGCCTCTCTGCCTCTGCTATAAAATCTATCTTGTCAGGTATCGTGTTTCCGACAATTCCCGTTCGTACCATTTGCGCCCATCCCTTATCTGTAGTTTGGTAACGGTATGTATTAATGTGTTCCTGCAATATACCTACGGCTTCTCGCTTGTCAATTGTCATACTTTTCCCTCCCTCTCTCCCCGTAATCATGTTCCTTTTCTTCTTCCCAAATAACATCGGTGACTTCCACCTTATCAAACGGAATGCAAAATGAGCCTTGCGCTTCCCATTCCTCTGATTTCCATTTCTGTTCAAAATCTTCCAGACTATCAGCCAGACATAGGCCCGCCTCTTCTTCTGTTTGGTACATGGTCCGCATCATTACATCATCCGACTCATCCGGCCAGCTGAACAGATGGTATTTCTCATGGTTGTCATAATCCCATAGCGTTAACGCTACCACATGCCCATCTATCGGCCATCCAGTGCCACTTACGCGCCCTTCTACGAGCTTTGGTCTATATCCCTTCATTCACTCTTCCTCCTCCGCTAAATGTGTGTTTTGATTACTTGGACGCCTAGAAAAATCAGGACATATTTCAGTCCTATCATATGCCGGTCGGAGAAATGCTTTCGTCATAGGTGATGGGTATTTCTCCATTTTCTTAATCGCTGCCATTCTTTGACGTTCCGAATTCTCGCTATATTGATTTTTCATTTTGTTATCTGGCAATTCACTTCCCCCTTGCCTGAATGTTATCCTTGGTATCGCATGTGTAATGCATTCCGGGTATTGTTATAGTTCTAGGGCATTCATCCACATAATCAATCAACCCTATCTCTTTCATATCCCGCAGATATCCCCAGATAGTAGAGCTTGACGTATATCCTACCCCGTCCCCTATTTCTCTGGTTGTGGGGGGATAATCATGCTCTAACATGTATTGCTTTACAAACACCAGGATTTTTTTATGTATTTCCTTCAACTCTCCACTCCTATCCTCTCATTCCTTCTATAAGCGCTTTCCGGTTCTGCTCTGCTATCAGTTCCCTAACGGATTCTTCCGGGAATGGCAGCTGGAATGTACGTTCCTTGATTCTATTGGTTATCCTGTCATCATATCGCAAGTCCTGCAGGCTTAAATTGCTGGTGTACATTGTTATCAGCTTGTCCTGGTACCGGCCATTGATGATGCTGTAAAACCGTTCTCCAATCCAGTCCTTTGGAATCTCCGTTCCGAAATCATCTATCACCAAGACCTGTACAGTGGATAACGCTCTTAACAGGTCGCTCTCGCTTCTGTCCTTATCATCCCATGTGGCCTTAATCTCGTTGATAATCTGCATAGAGCCGGCAAACTTAACCTGCATCCTGTATGTACTGACCATCTCGTTTGCTATGCTTGCGGCCATTCGTGTCTTGCCTGACCCCTTGGTCCCGGAATACAGGTACAGTCCCATTCCGTTGCCTTTCATTTCATCCAGGTTATCCAGATAGTATTTAATGGCTGCCCCGGTATTCCTGATTACCTTCCGGCTCTCATCCTTCCGGTATACCCCCAGGTCGAAGGAACGGATATCAAGGTTTCTAAATGCCTCAGGTATATTGGCAAATTCCAATTTCCTGTTCGCAATCTGTCGTTCCACCAAACCACAGTCACATCTATATCCGCTTTCCCGGTCTTCGTCATCAAACCAGTATATCCATCCGGTGCCGTGGCATTTGGGGCAGACATCAGAAGCCATCAAACCCTTCCCCGGCTCCTTCGAGGTAGTCATCGTTGTATGTCTGCGTTCCTTCTGTATTCGGCTGAGCATTTCCTGCAATGGGTCCATCTCCATCTCCTTTCAGGTAATCCGCAAACGGCGTATTTGGGCCAAAAAAGGTAGCCGCATGTTTGATATACCGTTCTTCCGTGTGCATACTTTTACAATCATCAGCGTATCTTTTAACTGCTGTTTCCAGCTCGTCCTCTGAAAATCCATCAGATAAGCGCGCCTTATATGCCTTATAGGCCGCTGCTTTCTCTTTTTTTCTCGGGTACGCTTGCCACATCTGCTCAAAACGCACACAATAGTTTTTTTTATCTTTTACATTATCATTTACATTATCATTTACATTATCATTTACATTATCATTATCATTTACATTATCATGTTTTTTTGCTTCTGTTTGCTTTTCAAAAAAACCATTTGCTTTTTTTGCTTCTTCCGGTTTATCAGAAGAAGCACTACCTTTTGGCCTTCCTCCAAGTTTCCCAGCTTCTCTTCTGGATTCTATCATCTTCTGGTACTTCTGATTATCTCTATCAAGCTGAGCCTTAATAAAGCTAAAAGCCATTTGTGTCATTCCATCCATCTGAGGAAGTTCCTTGTCTGCTGCATATAACATGATAGCAGTAAACAGATTTCCTCTCTGCTCCATATTTAGCAGTGATATTTGGTCTATATTCGCTGTATACATTACAAAACTGTCTCTCATAATCCTGCACCAAACATACTCAATTGCCCAGGAAATCCGGTATCTTTTCTTTTAGTGTTCTTATTTTTTTTTATAAAGAGCTGTGCGCCACGCTCTGCCGCCTTTATGCTCTCTATCCGGCTATTCTGGCTTTCAATCCATTTATAGGCTTCCTGCCGCCCTTGTGCATCATCAGGAGGTATATAGTAACCTTTCCCTTTCGACAATGTAAGAATCACCTTATCGTGTCTTAACATTTCAATCGCGGTTCGTATGTCTCTATCTTCTTCTCCTGTCTTAGATACCAGTTCATCTCGGTTCAATGCATTCTCTTTTCCTACAAGGAGCACATTATATACCCTTGCCTGAACTTCTTCGCTAACAGTTCGTTTATTCTTCAAATAATCCCTCCTTTCGGGCCGGGTAAAGGAGGTTTGACAGGTCCCGGCCCAGGGTCAGAAAGTATATCGTGACATATCAGCATTCTGACCAGTACTCATTTCCGTTGTATGTATCATCCCGCAAGGGGAATAGATACCAAAAATGTCAGTTTTATGGCTTAAACTTAAATGCATGACCTATTCCGATTCCATATCTTCCGAATACCAATGCTTTTCCATATTCTGCATTCCATATTTCTATGTATTTCTTTGGATTTGTATGTTCGGCTTTGGTAATCCATATTAAAGCAAACTTCCAAACCCACAAAATATAAAAATCTCTCCATTTTACTTTAAAAATAAAAGGATGTTTCCTATCAATCATAACTTTCCTCCGGTTATCCCAGAAATTTTAATTATCAAACTTGATTCCGTACACCTTATATCTGTCCTCAAACGCTGTCATACCAATGCTATGCGCTTCTGTATGGTGCTGCCGGCATAAGCATATTTTCCGGTACTCCGAATCATCAACCTTCCTCCGGTCATTACCCATGCCGATAGTATCTACATGATGTATCTCTCCATCTCGACCGCATATAGCACACTTACGAAGCTTTAAACACGCATACAGGTAATGTCCTATATCATCGGTACGGTTAAGTGCAAAATCCAGCAGCGGTATTCCCTGTTCCAGCGCAAAATCCAGCATAGTATTAATAAATTCCCTGGCAGTATCCATAGAACAATCAGACAGGGAAAAATATCCGCATCCGGTCCGGTTAATATGTAAATACTTAAGCCATTCTTTCTCGACCTCCGGCACATTCCCGGAATAAGCCGATATATCATTGACCGTGGCATAAATCTTTCGGCGCTGGTCTGAACTGATGTGTCTGCCATCGTCAAGCCATATGCTGCAACTATTCATGTGCTTCTCAATAATCGGTTCCATGAGATTCTTCCCAGGAATAAATATCTGCAAATATGTCCCCTCAGGAACCAGCTTGTATGCTGTTATATCCGCTGACTCATGCATATAAACACCTCTTTAATTCCAGGGAAGTCCACTATCCTGCATATTATCTGGAGGGGCAGGATTCTCGTTAGAGGGTTTGTCCGGGGTGGACTTGAACCTTTTAATACAATCTCTATACTGAGATTCAACCATATCACTAAATTTTTCTACAGCATACAGAGAACAGATGGCCCTCCAATGTTTACCAGTCCTCTCACACTCTGCTATCAAATCATTTACCTGCTCCTCGGTTAGCTTCTTTTCTTTTGAAATACTCTTTTCATTTTTTGATTCTGGAATTTGTTCGTTGCTGTATTTTGTCCGGTCTGAATCCCAATAAACATCAGCGCCAATTCCAAGCTGCTTACACGCAACCGATATAGCATCTGTGGTTGCCATCTTATAACATTCGTCCGAAACGTATATGCCGGATTTCTCTTTTGATGCAAACATGCTGCCGCCGTTTCCTGGTATTGGTTTAGACCATTCCCCATCAACCTTTACGTATAACTCGATATCCACAAAAGCTGCTATCTCATTACCCGATGTTTCCAACCACTTCTTCGTTGGGATGTAGTACCATCCTATCCCACATGGCCCGAACTGCTCAGTAAGGACTTTTATGCGCCACATAGGGTTAATATCGGTCATACCGCTGGTACGACCTCCCTTAATGGTTTTCTTAGCGCTATCTGGAACAGAACGGACCTTTTGGTATAAGTCAAGATTTTCCATACACAACACCTACTTAATCTGTATATTCTGTTTCTGTTCAATATGCGCCCCTGGAACTGTAAGACCTCCTTTTATGGCTTCTTTAATTTTGGTTTTGCTCGGTTCCGGCTCCTTGGCAACAAGGTATTCTGTAGGGATATTAGATGTATCCTCAATCACAACCGATTCTGATTTACGGTAAGATATTGAAATTCTCGCCGTTTTGAACTTCTCACCGTCAAGATATCCAGATAAGTATTCCTTAAGCCGTTCGGCCTGATTACCTGCGGCTACTTTTCTTGCATTAAGATTTTTAATTTCAGAATCAATGGCACCCTCCTCCGCTTTGAGATTTTTGTACCAGCAAGCTATATTCTCAATCTTCTTTTCCTTTTCCATCTGGAGTCGGTCCAGACGTCCATCGTCTATGATTTCCCCTGTTTCCATGTCAACGCAACCCAATATTTCTGTATCAATTTCATATAAGTTCATCTACTTGTCCTCCATCTGAATATAAAGTGTAATTCTGACCCTCTGATTTGATAGGCTCCTGCATTCTTTCTACCTTTTTCACTCGCTTAAGTTCCCTCTGATGGCATTTATCACATTCTTTCCAATGTTTCGGGTCAAGAAAACATCCACAAGAATCACATTTAGAATTATTCATCATGTGTTTTATCCTTAGGAACTTTAACCGGTACACCTCTCAAAATACCGACCAGCACATTACGACTGGCATATTCATCGTTATCCAAAAAAATCAAAGCTGCATTTACCCGACCTTCAAGCTCAATAAGCTTTCTATATTCATTAGCAGAAATTTCAACCATTCTTTCTTCCATCTTGAAAACCTCCATAATCTCTGATATAATCAGACTGAGTTATTTTTTGTATCCGGTCGTTTAGCTCTGTCAAGCTGACGACCTTTTTTATTGGCTTACCATATCCGGTGTACCGACTAGCATTTATCATTGCCCCGGCCCGGTTGGTTCCATTGCGGCGGCGGCTCATAATATCACCGCCATGCATATCACCAGCAATCCGCTTAAGACCATCACCGCAGCGGTTAAACCGCGAATAATCATCCGGTCTTTCTGCCGCGGGCTTAAGTGTGTTTTTCCGACAGGTATGTATTTAAGCTGTTTCAACAAATTTCATCTCCTTCCCGGTCAATTGCAGAAGTATCTGCAATTTTTCTATTGTCAGTTTTTGAGGGTTGGCTTTACGCTCTCTAAACGAGCTTGTGCAAAACCCCAAATACAAGGCCAGCTCATTATCATCAAAGTTATTTCTTATTTTGGCTTCTTCTATCAGTAGCCGTATGCTGTCCTTTTGCCATTCTGACGGCTTCTTAGATTTCACTCTTACTTCCTCCTTAATTGCTAATCTTGCATCTTAGCAAAACGCTCAATATCAGTTACGCGACATTTAAAAGCTAAAGTGCCGTCTCTATCATATAATGTTAAAAAATTTGCCTCATCTTCGATATCAACGTTGGAAAAATAGAATTCATTGCAATCAATTCCCTTTGCAAAACATTCATGAGTCTTTACATATACGCTTTTATACATAATTTTTGCAACCTCCTTTTAAAATCTTAATTTGAATACTCAGCACTTCTTCCCCGGTTCTGGCCGGTATGGTTCCGGCAGTGGCATCCATGCAACAACACTTTTCATTTCTTCTCTCCATGCCTTATTTTCGCTATTATCACCGTCAGCAACTATGAACCATTTTTCGCATTCATAATAGCAGTATTCAATATCGTATCCTCCAAATTGTTTTGCAAATGTTACAAGGAAAAATTTTGGTTCATCCGGCAACTGTTCCGATACTGGAATCCATCTTCGACTCTTCTTTTCTTCCAAAACAGTTATTGCCTCTTCGATAGCATAGTCTTCGGGTTCTGGATATACATATCTATGCCCAGACGCAAAAGCCGGAGCACCAATCATATCTGCATAATCCTGTAATGGATTTTGCATACCTTTTAGTAATTCTATTGCTTCTTGCTCTTTCATATAGTTTCTCCTTTTCCATAGTTAAATGTTAAGTTGGCGGCGGCCGGAGTCGAACCGGCACCCTCTTACTTTCCACCATGGTTATGCCAGGAATCGAACCTGGACCTGTGTACCACACACCGCCATTAACTCTTAAAATACTGGTAAATCGCTATTGCTATAATTATTAGTATCTCTGCAAAAACAGTGCAAACAACTCCTGCTAAAAATGGATTGATGTACATCGTTTATCTCCTTCTCTTCCTCTTGATTCCCCGGCTCTTGCCGTTCTTCTTAATCCTGGCTCTCTGTCCCATTCTCTAAATCTCCTTGTGTTCCTGTGTTGATGTTGTTCAGTCCAGTGCCATCCTGGGAAACATAGTCATATGTACCCGCAGTATAAAGCCATGCAGCATTGGTGCCTATCAGCGCCGCCAGCGTTACCAGGAACGCTATAAACCAATGCTTTGCATTCCTCTTGCTCTGCTCTATTACCTCTACAGCAAAATACTGCTCCAGCCCTTCCCATGTTGGCTTGTCCTTCTGGTTTTCAATGTTCATAAATATTTTCCTCCTGTGCTTGCGTAATACAGGAGAAAATGGTAAAATATTCCTGTATCCGCATTAGGGCATTTAATGTGGTTACGGCTCCGGTTGGTGTTCGTAGCACCGCCGGGGCATTTTATAAATCTAATCTTCCGTTTCTATGAGTTCTCCATCTTTAAGCGTATACCATGTATCTGCTTTGAAGTTTACTCCATCAACAACTACTGCTTTCCAGTTGGAAATTTTACAGCTATTTTCTTCTTCTGCAATAACCAAAATCGAACCTATCCCTCCTTTTGCTTTTACCCCGTTTCCTCTTGCAACAGATAATCCGTTTTCGCCTGTTGATGATTTTCCACGACTTGTTGCTGCTCCGTAGTCCCCGGCTGTTGCTGCTCCGTAGTCCCCGGCTGTTGCTGCTTTAGATTCTATACAAGTTGTTTTAACCTTTTCTTTGGTATATTTGATTGCTGCATTTACAACTCCAGCAATATTCAGTTGCGCACCAATGTGCATCTTTGTTGATGCAATTTTACTATCATCATCGTGTCTGCTTATATCTCCACTCTGCTCTACCTCACAATACACAGATTTTGATGGTGGATAATATTTAAAACAATCAAGTGGGTATTCGCACGCATGCATTCCGCATTCACAAGCCACGGCTTTATCTTCCTCGTAATCCTTTCCTACTTCATATTGTTTATCTTTGCAGGTCATATCCTTGTTAAAACCTTTATACGATTTTATTATTTCTTCCATGTTTCCTCCTTTAATCTTGTCATTCCTACCCCTCTCCTTTATAATTTAAGTACAGGCGTTGCAGCGCCGAGTACATAGAAAGGAGTGATTTTATGCACCGCATTTATGCTAATCTTTTAGGAAACTGGACTGACATCACATCAGATGGACTCATAGATGAAACAGAGCCAATTACATATTTCAAAGAGCAAGTTCAAGATTTATGTAAATATGACCATGTAAATATCTTTTATCAAGAAAAAACTTATCGAATCCATCCGTCAATGATTCAGATTGTCAATGAATAATTTCGTTGAGAACCATTTTCTGAATCTTCGATACATCCGTGAGTTCAAGTCGGTTTGACATGGCGTCAAATTCACGATTTACCGCCGATTCAATCGACTTCCACTCATGGTGTTTTAATCCAGAAAGAGATTCAATAATTTTTGATATATTTGTTTTTTCCAATCTATATCACCTCCTACTCTAAGAAATACTGTTGGTAGTGCGCCGAGAATCCTCAAACGCTTTTATATCATCTTCACTTATACGGTACTCCCTACCAATCTTGATTGCTGATAGTTTCTTTTTTCGAATCCAATCCCATACAGTAATGACCTGTACAGCGTATCTATCAGCTACCTGTTCGCAGGTATACATTTTCGACAATTTATCACTTCCTTTCTTGCGTTTTGCATGGTTTAGCCATATAATCAGATAAAAACGAGGTTTACCATATGGCTATTGATGTAAGTACAATTCATATTTCTTTTTGCGATAAAATTGCATTGACCCATATCAGAATCAGAAAACGGGTTCGTATAATTGATATAGATTCTCACAAGCATTACAAAGTTCTCGTCAAAAAATCTTTAATTGAAAACATCCTAACCGAAAACGGACGCCCACGTCCTACGGAATACTACAGAGTTCATAGCATTGGATATGAGTACATCAATTATCATTCGGAACATAGGTTTGATTCTGTACTTTGTCCTATAATTGTGACCATCCTAACCAATATAGTAATAAACGTATTACAATGGTTGTCACAGCAGCTATGACCGAGGTTTGTATGCACTCTTTCCGCTGTTCTCTGCTCATATTCCTGTAATGCTCAATAATTTTTTTGAATATTAGCCTCACCTCCTAAATAATACTTGCGTTTACTTCGGTTTAGTGATATACTAAGTTTACCAGACGAGGTACATCACTAAACCAATACAATGGCATTGATTTTACATCGTTCTACCGCTGTATAGATATACTATACCACTATACACCGAGGTAGTCAATACTTTTTATTGTGTTTTTTCGATGTATTTTTAAAATACAAAGAAAGGGGTAACAATGTACGAAGTTTTTGAACTACTTCTGAAAAAGTTTGGGATAACGGCTTATAAATTCTGTAAAGACACAGGCGTATCCCAATCAACAATCTACACTTGGAAAAAAAAGCATTCGCTTGTGGGGCCAGAAATAGGAAGAATAATTGCAAATTACTTTGGAGTCACTATTGACTATCTAATGACTGGGAAGGAGGAATCCCCAGAAGCAAAGAAGCCCACTCTTTCTGAATCAGAAGAGCTTAATGTTATTACTGATGTTGACAAAATTATGGACCGCATAAGGAACAAAGAAACAGTTGTCCTGAGGTTTAATGGAGAGGATTATTCAGGGGATGAAGATGAGGACAAATTATTAAGAGACTCGCTATTATCACTTTGCAGGGCAGCTATTATCAAAAAAAAGCATGATGGCTTTGGAGAGTAGCAATTTGGAGATTATTAAAGATACCGTTTTGAAACTGGTCGAAAAATACAATACCAGAAATCCATTTGAAATTGCAGACTATTTAGACATGATTATACAAAAAAATGACTTGGGGAAATATTCAGGTTACTACATCGAGTATGAAGGAGTACCATGCATATGTATTAATTCGAGAATAACAGATAAAAAATACATTGATATAGTCTTAGCTCACGAAGTTGGTCATGGAATATTACATAAAGGAAGTGAATGCATGTTTTTTGGTGGTACTTTATTTAATCTTGCCAAACCGGAGAAAGAGGCCAATATATTTGCTGCTGAGCTATTAATATCAGATAAAATTATCATTGAAAATCCAGGATTAAACAAAGAACAGCTTGCTAGTCTAACAGGATACAAAGAAAAGCTCTTTGATTTTAAAGAATGGTGATAGCTTATGTATACAATCCAATATCATTATATAAAACATCAATAACAAGGCTGGTGGTTTTTTATGAGTATAAAAGGTGATTGGGGAAAACTCTATGTTGGTAAAAAAGAAATAAATATTATCGATATTATTGGAAATAAAACTAAAATAAAATATGATGATATATCAAAAATCGAATATGAATTTCGTTCTGCCACAGAAGGTGGATACATAGATTTCTACCTCCAATATGGAAAAATAAAACGCTTTACGTTTTCCAAAAAAAGCAATGAGCCAATGCAGCGAGCAATTGATTATATTCAAGAAAAATGTCCTAATTTAGATATCATAGAACATGATTCTAACCAAGACCCATTTTATAAAAAAAATATTTTCATAGGATTACTCACTTTTTTTTGTTTTGCTCCCTTTGGACTTGCATTGTTATGGTGTTATAAAAAGCGTTCTTTGGCTGATAGAATAATTTTTACAATTATGGTAGTAGCCATTTATGCTTTAATCATTTACTGGAGATACATGGCATATAAAAATGCAGTTGCAGAAATGAATAATGCATTAGACCAAGTACAACAGATGTTTCATGGTATATAAAGAACCGGCCCCTGCGCCAACAGGAACCGGCCTACATACCCGAAGATATGCACTATAATTCGCACCTATATTGTACCATCTTCGGGGCGGCTTTGCAAGATATTTGCGGAGCTGTATTTTTTATACCTATTTTTAGGAAAATCAATTGAAGGAGGAAAGAGAAGTGACTACAAAAGCCCCGAAAAAGAAAAAAGGAGAACTACCATCCAAAAATATCCGCGTACAATTATACTTATATACGGATGAAAAAGGTAAACGACATTACAAAAGTTTTGTTGCCCCATCACGAAAAATCGCACAAGAAATGGCAGCTAGATGGAAATTAGATATGAAGGACAAGCCCATAGAACAATACAACGTACCGGAAGAGGACGAAGAAGATATTACAGTTAATGATGCTATTGAACGCTATTTAAGCGCCAAGAGCGGTGTTTTAAGCCCTTCTACGCTTAGAGGGTACACTGGTCTACAAAGACAGTATTTCGGCGGCGCATTTGGCCAAAAAAAGCTTTCTGAACTGACAAGTCCAGCTGTACAAATATGGGTAAGTAATTTAGCTGCAAAAAAATTATCTCCAAAGACGGTGAGAAATGCCTATGGTCTGTTATCTCCAACGCTGGAAATGTTTGCACCCGAATTAACTTTAAACGTTAAACTGCCGCAGAAAAAACGTCCTAACTTATATTGCCCAAATGACAATGATATTAAAAAGTTGCTGGACGCTATTAAAGGCACTGATTTGGAGATAGCTGTATTACTGGCTGCGTTTGGTCCACTTAGGAGAGGGGAGATAAGCGCTCTAACCGATAAGGACGTGGATGGAAAAATTATCCATGTAAGAGATAATATGGTCAAGGGGCCAGACAATCAATGGTACATCAAACAGCCAAAGACGGATGATAGTACACGGGATGTAGAAATGCCAGCATTTGTAATTGACCGGATATCTGAAAAAAAAGGAAAGCTGGTTGATATGAACCCGGATTACATCACACACCGATTCGGGCGAGTACTCAAAAAGATTGACATACCCCATTTCCGCTTTCACGACCTACGGCATTATGCCGCATCCATTATGCACGCTATAGGGATACCGGACCAATATATTTTGCAGCGGGGAGGATGGGCCAGCGATAATATTATGAAAACCGTATACAGAAATGCAATTGACTCTGAAACCGTCCGGCAAAATAAAAAAATTAATAAGCACTTTGAAAAATTGAACAGTATGTAA